ATTGAGACATTCAAGGCTGTCAAATCTTTGCAGGGGAAAGCCAATGAGTAACGCTATCGATTACAACAATGTCTCACCTATCAGGCCTCACCTTGAGGTCGTGGAGTGTCGCGTGGCAGATACCAATGATGGATTCATCATGCTGGCCATGGAGCTTTATGAGGAGCTTATAGGCGCTAATCTGACGAAGAATCAAGCCAAGGTGGTGCACGCTGTATGTCGCAAGACTTATGGCTATAAAAAGAAGATGGATCGCATTGCCGACAGCCAGTTAGCAATCCTATGTCGAATCAGTAGAGAGAAGGTCTGCACTGCAAGAAACGAGCTGATTGAGATGAAAGTCATCCTTTCAGATGGTAGAAAAATAGGGCCAAATAAAAATATTTCTGAGTGGAAAATTCCGGTAAGTACCCGAATAGGTAACATTGTTACCAAGAAGGATACAAAAACTGTTACCGACTTGGTAACACCAACTGTTACCGAATTGGATACACACAAAAGAAATACTTTAAATAAAAAAGAAACTACCCCTAAATCCCCAGAGGGGACTTTGGTCGAGAAGGATAAATCAAAAACCAAACAGCCAGCATCGTCAAAGTTCACATTCGACCGTGAGCGCTTCAAAGAAACATGGAACCGAAAAGCAAATAAGCACGGCTTACCCCGCATAGTAAGCATCAGCACCACTACCGAGAAAGGGCTTAAACGCCTGTATGAATCCCACCTTAAGCATTGCAAAGAAACAAAGCGCATCCCGCGAGACATAGACACCTTCATCAATGGATACATAGAGTTCGGTTATACGCCAAGCTCGTTTGCAATGGGCGAAAATCCGGCTGGTAAGAAATACGGGATAGATACTGCTCTAACCCAAAGGATCATCGACCAAGTTATTAGTCAGGAGGCTTAGCATGGAAAGTTACGACTTTGAAGAGCAGTTGATTGGCTCGATGATTATCAAGGGCGATCACATCGACTGTCACGAAATCACCGGCAAGCTTCCTGCTGAAGCCTTTGATAACTTCCACCTCCGCAACATGTACTCAGTGATATCCGCGCTGCTGAGTAAGTGCGAACCCATAGACCCGTTTACCATTCAAGAGGCGGTTCCTGTGGGCACTAAAGACATGGTGTTGACCGTCTCATCTCGCTGTAAGTCATCGGCAAACATCAAGGCGTGGGCTAAGCGTGTTCGTCAGTGCTGGATGCTTCGCAAGGGTGAGTCTGAATTCATCAGGGCAGCGGAGATCCTGCGCAGTGCTGGCACTCACAATATCAACGAGTGCATAGCGGAAGTGTCAGGGATTGTATCTCGCTTGCAGTTTGAGACGAATGACAAAGTTCCCCGCCGAGTAGGTGACATGCTGGACGATTACATGCAGGTGCTGGAGAAACGAATGCATGGAGCTGAGTCTGGGCTCTATCTAAAAACCGGCATTGATCCTATGGACGATGAATACGGTGGCTTTGACCGTACTGACCTGATCATCATCGCTGGGCGACCGGGCATGGGTAAGACTGAATTGGCAATCAACATTGCTAACTCAATCGGCCAGCAGAAGGGAAGAGGCCTGATTGTGTCGATGGAAATGTCCGATATGCAAGTTGTTGAGCGTCACGTTGCAGATCGTTCCGGGCTGGCAATTGGGGCTTTACGCAATCCACTAGGGATGATTCAGGAGCAATACACCCGGCTAACAGCAGCGACAGGCACTCTCCTGAACGAAAATAACTATGTCATCGACGGGTCTTTCACCGTTGATGAATGTATAGCGCACGCTGAGCGAATGAACATGGATGGAGGGTTGAGTTTCCTTGCGATTGATTACCTTGAACTGATGAATTTGCCAAAGGCTGATCGATATGACCTATCCATTGCAGCAGTGACCCGCAAGCTGAAACAATTCTGCCTTCGAAATAAAGTCCCGGTCATTCTCCTCGCGCAACTTAACCGTAATGCGGAAGGCCGACAGGAGAAGCGCCCGAACATGAGTGATCTCGCTGGCTCAAGCTCTATCGAGAAAGATGCAGACGTTCTTATCTTCCCGTATCGCGACGAGGTTTATAACAAGAACAGCAACATGAAAGGGCTGGCAGAAATCATTATCGGCAAATACCGCTCTGGCAAACCAAATACGTTTTACATGGGCTGGCGAAATGGTCACTTCACTAACATTGATCAGGAAGATGCTGCGAGACAATTTGCTGCTAATGAAAATGAGCCTAAACAGGCTGCCAACTGGCGCTAATTCGAGGAAATCATGATGGACATAACTAAATCGCAGTCTGACTTTGAAGCTTGGCTTAAATCGAAAATGCCAACGACATACAAGTTGGCCTACGAAACAGAAAATTATTGCGACGATGAAGACATGGTTAATTTAGCCAAGGCATCAGTGCTTGATATGCGCACTGCATGGCAAGCGTCGAGAGATAGTCTAGTTGTGGATATTCCTGAGGAAATGACCTGTCGTGAGGCGCTAGAACAAGGCCATACGAGTGATTATGCCAACGGGTTTACAGCCGCAATTATTCAATGCTATGCCGTTGTGCGCACTGCCGGTATTCGAATCAAGGGAGAGAGTGAATGAAAAAGCTTAAAGAGGAAATCATCGAGCGATTGAAAGCAGAGCAAGATAGTGGCGACCCAGAAAGCGCCCACAGTAACGCTGATGACGCTCTCTGCGACCTGCTAATTAATCTCGGTTACTCAGATGTCGTTGCTGAGTTCAACAAAGTAGAAAAATGGTATGCGTGAGGTAAGTCCATGAAAGCATTAGATAGTTTCACTGTAGAAGAGATTGAAGAAATTATAAGTTCCTGCCAGCAAGAGATTCACAACACGCCAACTAGTGATGAGTTTCCTGTAAGCCCTCGTCTGCTACTTTCACTGGCCGCCATCGCGTTAGCTGCAAAGAGGGCTGAGCCTGATTACTACATTGTGAGATTGGAGCATAGTGATGCGTGGGGTAAAGAGGTGGTTCTCAATACATACGAAATCAATCTTGATGCCATCAAGTCAAAGGCCGACCACGGCGGCGAGATTATCCCTACCTACACAACCCCACAGTTGAACTCTCCGGAGATACCGGAAGGTTGGAACAGTACACTTGAAACCGCAGCAAAGTTAATCGACCTGTGCCGCACTTATACGATTCTAGGTGATTCCGGCAGTTACAAAGAGCGAACCATCAACGATTGTGAATTAACTATGCAAGAGATTGAAAGTTATCTCACCGCCGCGCCGGAACCACAAAACCAACAACAAAATATTCCTGAAATTATTCATCAAGGCTGGACAAGCAGCGACCCTGCCAATGCAGCATTGGTGATGCTGGACAGAATTGACACGATGGACTCCGCTGATGATGACAGGATTGAGGATATTAAATTAATAATCAGGCAGCTAGCCGCCGAGCCGGAGAAGGGAAATGGATGACTTCTGTTTACACCAAAGTACCTTCAAGCAATTAGGCGCAACCCTTCAAATACTCATCACCTCAGGCAAGAAATACCGCGTCTCAATCTGTGAGTGGCGGGATAAACGCAGCCTACCCCAGAATGCACTCAGCCACATGTGGTACGGCGAAATAAGCGCTTACCTCATTAAGTCGGGACGCACTGACGCAACGCCAGCGTGGGTAAAGCGCAATCTCAAGAAAACCTATCTCGGCTGTGAAGAGGTCGAATACACCGATTTTGTGACCGGCGATAAAGTTAAAATGTGGGAACCGCGCCATACGTCAAAGCTCGATACTGGCGATATGCATTTCTTTCTGTCTCAAGTCGAAATGTGGGCCGCTGAATTCGGACTGGCGCTGACCATCCCGAACGGATGTGAATACTCAAACCTCAAACAAAAGCAGGTGGCGTGATGACCGAATCTGACTGGCTAATAATTTGCGCGTTCATCTGCTCTGTAATTTATGCGGGGACAAGAGGGAGGCGAAGATGACGCGACGAAGCCCGACCCAGATAACCTGATATTCCGCAAGACCTCTCGAACCAAGCCTAAACCCCCAATCCCCGCCAGCGAAATACCCACATATGACGCTATCTATCCGTTATTAGCTAAACGCTGGCTAAGACTCAGGAGTAGAAAGAATGCTTGAACTACAGCGCACCGTCTGCGCGTTCTGCCGCGCAACGCTAAAGCCCGATGAGGTTTATTCTTGCGATCAATGCGAACGTGAAAACGCGAGCATAGAGATGCTGGAGGAAGTCGATGATAACCGGCAAGCCGAATAAGCCGCCCAAGCTAAAGAAGTGCAAAGTCTGCCCCACCAAATTCACCCCGTTCTCTTCCACTCAAAAAGCCTGCTCAATTCCCTGCGCCAGAATCATTGCTAAGCAAGAAGCTGATGCAAAGCAACAGGCAATAGACCGCAAGGCATGGCAAAAACGAAAGGAGAGCCTCAAGACGGCGTCCGATTGGAATAAAGAGGCGCAGGTAGCAGTCAATAGATACATCTTTTGGAGGGACTACGGCAAGCCCTGTATCGCATGTGGAAACGCATTAAATTACGGAGTAAGGGGTGGGGCAGTTGACGCCAGTCATTACCGCTCAAGAGGAACAGCATCACATCTTCGGTTCAACGTTTTTAATATTCACGCCGGTTGCGTTCGTTGCAATAGAGAAATGTCCGGCAACCTGATCCCCTTCCGCAGAAATCTCATTATCAAGATAGGCATCGTTCGTGTTGATCGCCTTGAAACAGACAACGCCCCAAGAAAATTCGACATCCCATACCTGCAACGAGTGAAAGCGATATTCACTCGCCGGGCGAAGCATTACGAAAAACTACGCAAGAGATACCTGGAGGCAGCTTAATGTTCACTGATATCAACTCTGCAATTGATGAAGCCAGATTTATGAAAGCGACTACTGGCCATTGTCACGCAGTCATTCAACGCCCTGGTGGAATAATGCTTGTTAGAAAAGGGTGGGGCAAAGGAATGCAGGCGCTCTACACGACGAAGCAAGACAGGTTTGGCACGGTTAACACTGACGAGCAGAGGGCGGCATGAAAACCACACCCTGGCAGGAACTGGCAAAGGCACCCAGAAAGAGTTATTTGGGCAAATACAAAAAACTCACACCGATTCAGGAGCGATGGATTAAAGCGATCCTTTGCGTGTGGGCGGAAGAGTTTGGCGGTAGTGGTTACGGTGGAGGAGTGGATGGGGTCGGAATATGGAGATTCATATCTGGCTGGAGCGTAGAAGATACGGATAGATTTACCAGAGTGATGGAGGATTTGAGAAAGATTGGGTATCAGGGGGGTGAGCTGCTGACTAAAGCTCAGTCGATTTTATGGCCTAAACGAACTATCAGCGACATGTTACAGCGCGCCAACGATGAGGATGAAGCTGATTTCGTCGAGAAGGCCATTCTTAAAGCTTTTAGAGCTGACAATCCAATATATGTAATCGCCTGTAAGTACTATGTTGACAGGAACCCTGTGCAAGATCTCGCAAATTATATGCAATACCAAGTTTCACCATGGTTGACTAACAAACAGTGCGCAGATCGGGTTAGATGGTGCATTAGTTTATTTGATGCGAAGGTGTATATGGTTCTGCAAGATGACTTAAGAGCTGAGTTAGAGATAATAAAGTCTGCCGCATAAATTTATTTTCATTTTCACTTGAAAATAAGTAATGAAAGTGTATATTTCATGTAGGCTCGGGAGCAAAAAGCGAAAGAGCGGTGAGTTAGGGAATAAGCGGCGGCCCCTAACTCACAGATACCGCCGAGTTGGTCACTTCGACTTAGGTCTGGAACTCCAACCACGCTGGCTGAGAGGTCGGTAAAATTAGAAGCCTCGGTTAATCGCCGGGGCTTTTTCATTTCTACATTCGCATGGGTACTGGATTGGT